TTGAAAGTTTTGAGTCCCGCCTTTAGGCGGCGCAGACCGCCGCGCTTCGCTGGCGGTTGCCCTTTAGACGAAACTCAAAACTAAACCGAAAATATTTCATTACTTTTGCTCAACTGCTTATTTTCAACGAAACTAAGAACTTCATGCCCACGAACACGTAACATTGAAGTAAGCATTTCAACTGCGTGTTGATTCCTCCATGAACTTGCGATGTAAATTTTCATTTTGCTTTCGTATCCTTTTGTAAAACTCTAAGCTTTGATTCGAGCGCACGAACTTTAGCTTTGTTGAATGGTTTGTCCCGAACTTCTTCTAAAGCCGCAATAATTGTTGCTTTATTTGCGTGTTTGATTGAGTACAAAAAATTGCTGTCATTCGCAGGAGTACCTACAAGCCAGCGTTTTTGATTTTCATTGACTTCATCCATAAAGATTTGCCTCCGGGCAGGGTTTTCGGAGATAGATACAGCGAGGGTCATCTTTGGGATTCCAAAGCCAACCACGATTGATAACCATTTCCAAAAGGCGATGGGTCAGGTGGACATCTTTCAAACAGTAATCAACAACTTTGCCGATTTCGTTGTACTGATACCAAATCGGAGCGAAGCTTCCGTGTCCGTCTTTCTTACTTCGGAAGTTTGCGTAAGACATTGCGTCAAGAGAATAGCCACCGTGTGTTCGGTACTCGTAATCGGGACCTAGCCCCAATCCTCGCCAAATCTCAGTTAGTAAGTCGTAGCATTTTTCAGCCGGAAGATTGATGCCGTTAGCAAACAAAACACGGTTGTCAAAACGCATATTGTTGAAACCGACAAGGCAGTCCGATTGCTGTGCCAACTCTTCAAATTCTTTCAAGTTGTCTTCTAAGAAAACTCTTGAGCGTTTTGTGGCTAAGTCATAAACACAAAGGCAACTAATTCCCATATTCGCGTAATCGTGCCAGCCGTCGCAGTAAACAATGTTCGGTTCAACATCGCTTGGATTCTTAGGCGGAACTGGGTTTTTAATCTCGAGGTCGTAAACCAACATTTTGTTATCTCCTTGATGGTTGAATTTTAAGATGTGCGCCGTTATGTGCTTCTAATCGGTTCAAAACCAAACAGCGAAGCAACACAAGTGCATCAGCAAAAACGGTTGATTGAATTTGGCTACCGGAAAGTGTTGACCTCGACAGGTCTTTCAGTTGTGGTTCAAGCAAATTTTGGTATGCGTTACGCATCAATTCCAGAATTGATTGTTCGTCGGTTACTAATGAAAGTTGCCAATTGATGCCTTTCAATTTTATGTCAACGCTGAACTGCCATGTCATTTCTGTAATGCTCATAAGGCTACGCCCTCCGTTGTATCAAGCGTTTTGCACGCGAGTTGATAAGCTTGTTGATAGCCACAGCCAACGTGGTTGTAGAGCGCATTGCGAAGCGCACGGGGAAGACTGCGATAACAAGGAGAGCAAAATGATTGCCCGGATTTTTTCTCGTTACCGCAACGACATTCATTTTCTAAAAGTTGTTCGATTGATTCTTTATTTGTCATTAGTTCGTACATCTGAAATCACCTCCAAATAAGAAAGATTCCCAACACAATTGACACAGCCAGAAAAATCCAAAAGCCCGCAGAATAGAAAGCTAATGATTCGCGCATCTCACCAATTTTGGTTTCTAAGTTGACTATCTGCACCGTTAAATCCACGATGTTGTTATCCTCAAAATCACGTTTTGTAATCACCATTTTTTTCACTTCCTTTCCCGAAAAAATGTCCGCCGTCTATTTCGAGACGTGCTTTGATTATTGGGATATGTTTCCCAAGTTCAGCGCGTGAAATTCGCCCGGTATGACCTTCTCGTTTTAAGTCTTCGTCTGCGGCAATGCTTAGAAAAATCATCATCGCGGCGTTGGCTTGAGCGAAGGTCAACATACGGACACTCTTCCTTCTCCAACGCTTGATAAGAAAAGCTTCTAGTTTGAAATTGTCCCAATGGAGGATAAAGGCAATCAATTTTTCAAGAGCGATGACTTGCCCTTCGCTTGCAAGGTGAATAATTTCGGCGTTGTTTTCGGGTTTAAGATTGCCGCAAATGTTCGTTGTTGTTTTTGATTTGGTTAGCTGACGCAGTTCATCAAGAACGACTGCGAGTTGTTTGTTGCTCAACGCTGACATTGATTTAACCGGGCGTTTCCAACCAAACAAACTTGAAACCCACAAAAGCCGTTCCTCGCGCAGAGCTTCTACATCATGGCGCAAGTCCAAGCGCAGTTTTTTCCATTCAATATGAACAGCGGCTAACATGGAATTTCGATAAGCGTTTTCACTTTGTTTTCGTGCCGTTTGCATTTGATTTTCTCCTTACTTTCACTGGCGAAAAGTCAAAACTAAGTTGCCCTGCCAATGATGGATAATTCCGGTGGACTATTCGTGAAAGCGTGTTCAATTCGTCGAGAGTATGGGAGCGCACATCCTGAATGTACGCTTCCATTTCTTTGATTGAGCCACACCACCAATAGCCCTTTGGGTTCTTTGAACGATTGGCAAGAATCGGAAATCCGTGTTGTTTGCGAAGCGAACGGATAGCGTCCATCACAGCGCGTTGAGAAAGCTTTTTGCCAAACTGTTTTTGAACTGCTTCACTGATTTCTTTACCAATCAAAGGGCGGTGTATTGAGACTGTGAGAAGTAAGCTTGCAACAAACTCTTCTTTGTCGTTTAGCTCGTGTCCATTCAAAGGACTCAAAAGCGCGTCCTCAAAAGCTTTGAATTTCAGTTGATTTAGTTCACTCATCACAGCCTCCATTCATTAAGCAATGTCCCGGAGTTGTTGTTCGCTCAAACTTGGCTGTTGAAGCGGGTCATAAATCGAAAGTTGATTGATTATTTGTGCGCGGAGTTGGCGGTTGGCTTCAACAGCAGATTCAATCTTGAAATTCTCGAATAGCCATGAACGATATTCGCTGTCATCCTTGAAACCTTGCTGATAATTGACAAGACGTTTTGCCGTTGCGATGGCGTGAATTTGTTTCAAATCCTTTACACGCAATGCGGCTTCCTCTGCTGATTCGTGCTTTGCAAGCTTGTCATTTGATAGTTTTTTGAATGCGTCTTTGTCACTGATGCTAACGACTGAACCAGCTTTGAACGGATTAAACCCCGCTCCTGTCAACGCGGCTTTCATTCCGCGAGATTGTGCAAGTGTGTCAGCGTCAATCTCTGCATTTTCCCCTTCGGTCGCCGCACCTGAACGAATGCATTGTCGTCCGCATTCGTCTTCAACAAGTGCTGTGTAAATCACCTGTTGACGTTCGGGAACGAACTTGTCGAACGTCACACTGGTTGTTTTGAACCCACCCGCTTGCCGTGCAATGCTCATCAGTAAATCTGAACTTAGCCACGGTTCAGTTGGGTCTTTCTCATTTAGAAAAAGAACTTCATTTCTGTTGATTCCAAACTTTGCAAGTTGAAAAAATATATCTTCACGTTTGTTGCTGATTTCTTCTGCGGTCATTTTCATTTTCTCCTTGTTTGATTAAATGCCGTGCCAGTGCATCACAGATACGCGATGCAAATTCATAGTTTCGACCTCCGCACGCAGCACAACGTCCGTTAGCCGTCAAATACGTTTTCAAAGGAAGCAAGCCATCCCCGCAACAATCGCCACAGACAATCATGGTCGAAGTAGTGCGGGGAATAGCCCAACGCGGAATTCTGTTGAAGATGTTCATCATCCAACCATCAAACGACGCCCTGCCGTTTCAACGATGTCCAGCATTGTCACTTCGCCGGCATCAAGTTGTTCTTGGTTTCGCGTAGCGAGTTCGTTGATACGCGGAACAATCATGTCAACGTGGCGATGAATGCCTTGTGTGACTGTGTAAATCTGTGCAATTACGTCATCGGTTGCATTTGATTGAAGAGCGCGTTTGATGATTGCTTTAACTTCTGCTTGTGAGAGTTCTTTCAATGGATAGTGCATTGCCACGCGGCTCGAAAGTTGAGCGCGAACGTCTTCAGTCAAACGCGATGTGATGAACAACTCGAAAAGGTCTTTTGTGCCAATCAATACGATTGGCACACGAGAGATTTCCCATACATAACAGATTGTTCCCAACGCCTTTTCATTTAGATAGTTAGTTTGGTCAACGAAAATCGGTCGCGGATTGCGTTTTAGTTTCTCTGAGATTTGGTCTTCAAGTTTTGCCGTTGGTGTGCGGTCATCAATTCCAAGTTCGCGTGCGACTTTCTGCACAAAATAACGTGTCGTAATGTTTGCGCTACACATAATTTGAATTGGCATCGTCGTTGTTTTTTTCAAGCTGTATTCGCTCAAGCATCTTGATTTCCCAACACCGGGTTTTGCGTAAACGACAACAATCACATTCTCGGAAATTGCAGTGTGACAAGCGTGTTGAAACTGTTGCCAGCTTCGCGTTTCAACAAATGTGTTCGCGTATCCGTGTCTGACAGTTCCTTCAACTTTTTCCCGATAACGACGAATGCGCTCTTCAAGCTTTGATTCTTTGACTCCTGTTCCGCCTTGTTCTTTCGGCAAGAAATAAGTTCCTTCGAGATACTGTTGAATCTGTGTTCTGCTTCCGCCGATGTGGTCGGAACGAGCCAGTATCGTTAAACTCAAATGCTGGTTTTCGTCTTTGTGTTTTTCGAGCCACAATCTCAGTTCTTCGTCGTAGCTTGGCTTGCCACCCACGACTCGCAATTTTGGTTTTTCAGTTTTTTCGTTACCCATTTCAATTTTCCTCTCAAGTTTGCAATTGAAAAGCCGGACTGCCCTATAAAGCAGTTGAAACACGTTGGTTGACTTTGCGGTCAGTCCGGCTGATTCCGGCTCTTTCGTTAGCCCCGAGAGAGCCTTTTGTTTTTGTTTCGCTTGATGATGTCTTGGTCAATCTGTTCAAGCTCTTCGCGTATCTTCATCAGCGCGATGTCGTCTTCGAGTTGGTAATCGTCCCCTCTGACAGCGAACGTCTTGCCGATGATTGCCGCAATTCTGTCCGGCAGTTTCAATATCTTGGTCGCTCGTTCTTCTGCCTGTGCCACGTCTCTCACCCCCTTTCTTGTTGTTCTTAAAATCGCTTTAATGACAATGCCGTTTGCCCATCGTCGGATATAACTTTCGTGTGCGTAACGACTGACCCAGTGTCTGACTCTGATTCGTTTTTGTTTCCAGCACTCAATGCAAAAGCGATGAAGCACACCGTGAAATCTGAAAGCCGCTCTGGAATTTTGCTTGCGGCAAATCACGCATCGGTGTCCATTCCGCGTTTTGTATCTTGTTTTTCAATCAAAAATTCAGCGGCGAGAACTTCGTCTTTTTCTGTTGTTTGGTCTTCAACCAAAATCTTCCAGACGTTGTGAACCGATTTTGAAAAGGGTTGCAAAAACTCTATCAATCCACCGCTAAGACCAATCAGAGATGCTCCCATAAAAAGCCTCAGTACACGCGCTTCGTGAACAAACCCTTCGCTTTGTGCGCGGTCTGCAAGCGTCTCCAACTCATTAGCTAGTTCTTCTTTCGTCATAGTTTCCTAAAGCTTCAATCTGTACGCGTTCAACGTGCGGTGCCGCTAATTCCGCGAAGTACAAAAGAATTTTGACTTCGTGGTTTGGAATCTGCCCTTTAACCCTGTCCACTAATTCGAGAAACAAAAAACGCCAATGGTCTTGTGTAATGGTTATCATCGGACTGCTCATCATTTCGTAGCCCTCAATAATCACGTCATTTTTCACATTATTTTTATCGCGCTCGACTTCGCGGATGGCGTTACGAATGTCGTCTTGAATGTTTTCAATCCGACTCATGTATTTGCGCCGCTCTTCTGTGAAAGCCATAGGGTCGGCAATCGCTCTGCAAAGACCTTGAATTGCAAGCGCGTCATAAGCTGATGAAACCAAACGCTCGACAGGTGTTTGTTTCTTTGGCTCTGTCTTTGGCTCAGACGTTTCGTTTAAGTTCATATCGTCCATTTCTTTTATCTGTGCGTATGTCATGTCCTTTCTTCTTTCTCCTTTCTTAATCAAAATCAAACTGTTTTACTTGCCCCTTGCTCGGTGTAGAAAAAATTGAATCGTCAACTTCAATGCGCGAAACTTCATCAGCCGTAACCGTGCGACGAACAGCTCTAAGTTTGGGCTTATCCATTCGCGTCATAACGTGAACATTTGCTCCTGGTCGTTCGCCCGCGACTGCCGCTAATGGCAATGCGATTTCTTCTTGCTCTTGTTCGGGCTGGATGAGCTGTGCAACGCGGTCTTCAACTGATTCGCCGCGAATTACCGATTGAGTGATGAAGTTAAAATCACGAATGACCTTCTTTTCATGCGCGGCAAATTTTTTGATTGTTTCGACGGTGTGTTTGTTGGGATTGAGAACTGATGAACGGTGAAGAAGAGAAGCTTCAACAATGCGCGACGGTTCGTTTTGTGTTGAAGGTAAAATAACCCACACACGGGAATAATCGTTGTCGTCATACCTGACTTCGACCTGTTGCCCTTTGAACGGTGACATTGATTCGTGCAGATAATTCCAATGTGGCTGGAACATTCTGATTCCATCCTTGTCTATCGTTCGCACGTCGGTTTTCATCAAGAGCAATGACAACGCCTCGTCGCTGATTGTGTAGCGCGTTGTGTATAGGCGTTTGTATTCTTCGACCGGAACGATTGTCTTATTGCTCAATGTCGTTCGTGAATGTTCGCTGTGATTGAAGTCGGCAATCCAACCGGAAAGGTTGTCGAGGTAATCGCTCAATGTCATAAACGGCGATTCGCTTCTTTTGCCTTTGCGAAACTTTTCGTGCTGATACCAGGCTTCTTGCCAGCGTTCCGGTTTGTTCTTTGCGTCGCGTCCGCAGAACTCAATTTCAAATGTGTTTTGTTCCCAATCGCTGATGTCTTTGTGAACGCGCTCGACAGCTTTTTCGCGTGCGTTGTAGCCGCGTGCGAGAAGATGTTTAATTCCTGTCTCTTCGACAAAACCAACCCGCCGCTGAGTCAAGAGAACTTCCAACCCGCCTTGAACTTTGAAAGCTTGTTTGAAGTTGAGAACTTTACCGTCCCAAGTTTTCGATTTGTAATCACGCCCTTGGTCGGTGTAGATGTAAGAGAAGAATTCTTCTGCGGGTCTTGAAAGAGGTTGCGCCCCCCAATGGCGAACCCCGTGTGCATAAGCAAGACCCGCAGAGTTTGAAGAAGGCACAAGCCCCGCGTGCCATCCCCAAATCAGATATGTTCGTAAATCCAACCACAACGTGAGCCACGGTCTGACAAGTGAGCCGTCGGGCAAAGTTACCGTAACATCACGAACCGAATGGTCGCCGCAAACAATTTGTAATGCTTCAAGGTCGTCGTATGTGCGCGGAACATAAGGCGCGAATTTCGATGTGTAAGCTTTCGTTCCTTCAAAAACTAGCGTCTTCACGACCTTAGGCAAACTTGACCACAAACGATAAAACCAACTCTCGCTTGGGATAATCCATCCTTCGCGTCGTGCTTTCTTTTGTGTGGCTTTATAGAGTGCGCGTGGGCTTGGATAATTGCGCCAGATGTTGTTCACCCACTCGACGGCTTCGGCGGAAATTTGGGCTTTGCGTCGGTCACGCTTTTTGCTTGTCGCTCGTTTCTCTGATGACCGAAGGAAGGTCAACAGCCCTTCTTTACTACATTTCCGCGCCCAACCGTCGAGCGTAAATGGTGACGGGCATTGCGCCCTATGCGGCTCGATTGATAAGACAATTTTGTCTTTGCAAATCGCTTCTTCACAAAGCCTGAAAACTTCACGAACAAACTCATGTTTGCCTGTCACATCATTCATTCGTCGTTTCGGATTGACTGCAAGATAGCGACTTACCAAATTCAAGAGCCGACGAGCTTCAGCTAAAAAAGCTTCACGCTCGTTCGGCTCATAACGCTTGAGGGCAGTTATCAAGCGTTCTTCTAAAGTTGACGATTCAGTTGTCAAAGAACTGTCTTCTTGGTCTTCAACACCGTTGCGCTTTGACCATTGCAGTTGCAAATCTTCCGGCAAGCTTTCGAGATTCACTTCACGAATTAGTTTCCCGTTTCGCCCGCGTTCGCCTGTCTCGCGTGATTCCCAAATCCCATCACTCACTTGTTTCCGAATCCATCTGTCCGTAACGTCAAATTGTTCAATCTCTTCAAATGACAACCACATTTGCGATTCACCTCAACGACGGATTCCTTGACGAACTTGAGTTTGCTCATAGCTGGTAACGGCGATTTCACGAAGCATCTGCAAATCACGAATGCTTGAAGCCGTAGAGTGTTCGAGTTGGGACAGCTCAAAGCCGTCAATTTGTCCGTCGTCGAAGGCGTCGAGGTACATCTCGTGATGTTTTAATGTTCGTCTTGCTGTTTTGCTGGCGATAGAAATAAGGTCAAAAGATTCGGGTATTTCAACTTTAGTTTCACATTCGTTGAGCAAGGCAAAGGCAAGTGCATTTGAACCAAACTGTTTACAAAAAATCGCAATGTGTGATGCTTGTAGGTCTGTTTTGCCGGAACGATAATTGTAAATCTGTCGTTCACTCACACCTGTTTTCTGTGAAAGTTTTGTTATTACATCGCCAACGCATAATCCTTTCTCGTTAGCAATGCGCTTTATCTCGGCATCAAGAACAAGCGCAAGAATTGAATCCTTAAATGGATATTCATCATGTTTTGCTTGGGGCTTATGTTGTTTCATTTTCTCTCCTAACTTTGAAATAGATTTTTTTTGGGTTGATTCGTTAGGCTTCTTGTTTGCTTGAGCGCGTTGATTCGCGTCCGATTGCTGAGATTGGGACACCCAAAAATTGTGCGAGACGCTCTCGAATTTCAGGGAAAACAAAACCATGCGTTCTATGAATTACACGGGAAAGATTCTCGTGTGGTATGTCCCAATGTCTGGCTAATTCAGAAGGCTTAATTCCCTTCTTCAAAAGCCTGATTTTGATTTCTGTTGTGCTAAGAATCATGTTAAATTTTCCTTCAAGTTTTTGAAGCAAACGGAGTGTAATTTAACTGAGTTAAATTGGTCAAGGGAAATTTAACTCAGTTAAATTGTAGTTATTTTGTGCAAGATATAAAAAACAAAATCGGAAGAGTTGGAAGAAAGAGAAAAAGAGAGGCTCTGCCACTAAATTCTTTGGGTTCAAAGATTGAAAAGGCGCGAAAGTCGCTTAAATTAAGCCAGCGTGAAGTAGCCGAAAAGGTGGGGCTTTCAATACCAGCTCTTTCCAAAATTGAAAGCGGGGCAACAGAAAAACCCGATACTTCTACTCTGGTCTCGCTCGTCAAATTTTTCCGAGATAACTTTGGTGACTCGAAGTTGACACAGTATTTGGTTCAAGATGGAGGTAGAGAAATAAATGTGCTTGGTTGGGTATCAGCTGGAAGACCTATAAAGCCATTTCAAAACGAACAAGTTTTGAGTGTTCCCAGTGAAATGATTTCTCTAACAAAACAAACTTTTGCTTTGCAGGTACAAGGCGAATCAATGAAAGGAGTTGGCATTCTACACGGAGACATTATCGTTTTGCATGAATGCCCAGAACCAATAAACGGTCAAGTTGTAGTTGTTCGTATTGATGATGAGTACACATTAAAGGTGTGGTTTAAGCATGGCAAAAAAATCACACTGAAGCCTGAAAATGAAGAATTTGACAACATAGAAATTGAAAAAGGGATAAGTGAAGTTCAATGTCTTGGTGAATATGCCGGGCTAATTAGGTTTGCAAAATAGAGGAATCTCCATTATGCCTTTAATTAAATGTCCAGATTGTGAAAGCGACATTTCATCAAAAGCGGCAAGTTGCATTCACTGTGGCTGTCCAATTGATATGCCGGAAATATCAAATAAAGGTTCATACAACTTTCAAATTACAAAAAAACAAACCATTTTTTCTAAAGACTTGGGAATAGCTGGAGCAATTTATACAATAATTTTTGTGATTGGATTATTCGTTTTAGCTTGGGGGTTTGCGTGGGATAGTAGTAATTACCAACTGCGTGCATTCGGTATCTGTTGCTTCATATTTGGCGGTCTAATGTTACTAATCAGAGTTTTCAAGTCTGGGTGAAATGAATTTATCTTGCACATAAAACACAGTTCGTCTAAATTGTCATCGCACAACAGAACGTCCTAAGCGGACTTTGTAAATGATAGAGGCTCGTAAAGAAGCCCGTTGAATCTGAAAAGGTTCAACGGGCTTTTTCTTTTGCGTAGAGGTTTTCAAGATGGACAAACATTCAGCCAGCTACCCGCCTTTGCCAACATTCAAGCCATTGATGTCAACAGCTGAACGACAAAATGTTTTCGGCAAGTTTTCCCATGTTGCGGCTCCGGTCGCTGGAAACAAAGAAGCAATTCGTATTTTGGGCGATTGGGAAGCAAAGAACATTGTCAAGGTGACATTGCCGCAATTGGTTGGGATTGAAGGTTTGCATAACAACGGTGTGATTCGTTTTCACAAACTTGGAGTTAATCAACTTCTGGCGATGTGGGCTGAATGGGAAAGTACAGGATTGTTGAATCGTGTGCTGACTTACGCAGGTTCTTATGTACCGCGTTTTATTCGGGGCAGTAATTCAGTGTTGAGCAATCACGCATTCGGAACTGCGTTTGACATCAACGCCGCGTGGAATCCCCTTAAAAAAACTCCGCCGCTCGTCGGGCAGAAAGGTTCTGTCCGTGAACTCGTTGAGATAGCACACAAACACGGATTTTATTGGGGTGGGAATTTCAAAAACCGCCCTGATGGAATGCATTTCGAGTTGGCATTTGTGAAGTGAGGTCGTTATGGGCTTTTTAACAAAACTGATTTTTGGACGGTCTGTTAAGGAAATACTTGAATCAATCGAAACAAAACTATTTGAGTTGTGGTTGGGCATTGAAGGGCTTGAAAAACAACTCAACAAACTAGAAAGGAAACATGATATGTCACAAGAAACATTTGATGAACAGATGGCACAGCTGAATTCAAAGTTGGACGGCATTCGCACAGCATTGACAAACGAGGCTGGTGAAATAGCTACAGTAAAAGACATCTTTGAAACTCGTATAGCTGAATTGAAGCAACAACTTGAAGAGTGTAAGGGTGAAAGCGTAGATACAAGCGCGTTAAATGATGCAATTGCAACTTTAGGTGATGTGCAAGAACGCATTTCAAATCTTGTCGCAGTTCCAAGACATGAAGAACCACCTCAGCCCGTCGAAGACGTTCCCTTAGAAAATCCTACTGAAGAACTTCCGCCAACAGAAGCACCAGCTCCTGCTGAAGAAGTCCCTGCCGAGTCCCCAGAAAATCCCCGATAGGAGGTGATTCAAATGAACGAAAGTACACAAGGTTGGAAGACATATCTCGCCGCAGGTGCCTCAATTATGTGGGGTACAAAACTGATTCTTGTTGACGGAATGGTCAACGAAGGCGCGGGGTTTATCCTTGCAGGTTTGGCGTTGATTGGTGTGCGCGGCGCGTTCGCCAAACTTATTAAATCAAATCAGCAATAGGAGAACATCATGCGTTGGTTATTGGGAAAGCTTGCACTTTTTCTGCTGGACAAAATTCAGCAATGGCTCGACCCGGAATACACACAGCGGCTGAACGATTACAAACGTCGAGCCGAAACACAACAGAAAGCGGTTGAGCAAGCAGAAATAGAACTTGGAGCAATTGACAGCAAGCTTTCCCAAGTTAATGCGGCGAAAGCTGAAGCACAAGAAGAACTCGCTCAACGTGAGCGTCAACTCGAAACAATCAATCAACAAATTCTGGAGGTGAAAAATGAAACTACCAAGACTCTTGATGATATTGCTAATCTTTCTGACAGCAATGTCCTTCGTGCCGATTTCGGCAACAAAAGCAAAAACAACTGAAAAGAAAATCTCAATTGTTGAGCAATTGCCCGACGGTGATTTTATCGTTGCAATTGATGGTGTTGAATATCGTGCAGTCACGGCAAAACACGTCCGGCAAATGCTCATTGATAAAGCAAAACTGCAAAGCGCAGAAGAAACAAACGTACTGCTTGAAAGGAAGGTGACAACGCTTGAATCGGCGTTGGAACTTGCCAAGAGCAACACACAACTTTCAACTACTAAAGCAAACCTCGAACGTGAAAGAGCCGAAAAATTCAAGGCATTATGGGAAGGTGAAAAAGGGTTGCGCGAACAAGCGCAATCATTGATACGTTCGCCCAATCGGGCGACAAAATTTTTCGATAACCCGTTCGTACAGTTCTCAGTAAAACTTGGCATCCCGACATTGCAGTCGTATCTGACTGCGGCGAGGTGCTAACGGATGTTGGTCTTTTTACAAACAGCGTTTGAGTGGGGCGATGTGCTGGCTTACGGTCCAACCACCGTCCTACTCTTTTTAGTCCTCGTAACAATTGTAAAACTCGCCCCGACTTGGAAAGAAGTTAAGTTAAAGGAACTCGAAATTCGAGCAGGTGAAGGCGTAGTCAGAGAGAAAGAAGCCGCCGCGCTGGGACAACTGGCAAATGTTCTTGAAGCGATTGCGATCGAACAGCGTAGGGCAACAGAGACAATCGAAATACTGCAACGCGTCAATGCAGACGCAAACGACAGATTGAATGCTGGTGTAAATATTTTGAATGAAAGATTAGACAGAATTGAGCGGCTAGGATTTCAGGAGTTAAAAGAAATCACACAAAGTATATCAAGCCGCATTGAAAAGTTGGAACAAGAATATGTGGAATCACAAACAACAGGAGCGGGAACGCACTGAACGCCTACGCGGTTGGATAATATATCTGCTTTATAAAGCAAGACCCAAGCCGATGGAGATAGTCGTTCTACGCAACCTTTTAGACCGCGTTAATTACCCCCTGACGCGGCGACGAATTGCAGAAGAACTTGATTATCTGCGTTCGTTGCGCCTTCTTCGCGTGTTCCCCTGCGACTCTGAAAGTGAACTAGGCGAAGTCGAACAAGCAAAGCTGGTTCAGCGATTCGCAGAATGTGAATCCGATGAGGAAATGGGTCAAGTACTTTGTGTGCGAATCACGACCGCCGGAATAAATTTTCACGATGCTATCAATGACATGGAAGGAATCACACGAGTTGAATAATGCCAAGAAAGCACGTCGTCAAAGAACTCAACGATGAACAATTTTCATTCGTCATCAGCGCAATAATTGACGGATTGACTGACCGCGAAATCTCTTCTTCATTTCAGAAAACATTCAATCAGCCGCTTGCAAAATCCTCTCTGCATCGTTGGCGAAATTCAGCCGGCAATGAACTCGCTGAACGCTATCGTCTGGCGCGTTATCAGGCAAAACAACTTCTTGAAAACATCAACACGGAAGCCGACGCAGATAAGTATCAAATCGTCATCCAAAACATTGAAGACAGGTTGCTGACGGCAACACGCGATGTCATCTCACAAGACCCGATAAAGCTTCTTCAGGTGAGACAAGAAGAAGAACGTCGCAAACTTCGACAGCGTTATCTTGACTTAAAAGAAGCACAACTCAATTGGCAAAAAGAGCGTGTGCAAAAAGAAGAAAATTTGCACACGGACAGATTCAAAATCGCGGCAGACACTTGGCAATTCGTCTTGCATTGGTTCAACGAAAACGACCCGAAAGGCACAGATGTTCTTGTTAAAAACAACGAACAACTTTTGAATGACCTTGAAGCGCACATTTCCCAAAATTCCTAAAAAGCCCGTTTCACGTAAAGAGTTTCGTGAGATTGCAAAACAAGCAACCGAAACGATTCAACAGCAACGTGCGGCGGCTCAAATCGCCGCCGAATCGCTTGCGGCTGGACGTGGCGCGTTTACCGAAGAAGACGGCACGCGTGAAGAACGCATTGCACGCACACAAAATTCTGCGCTCGAATTTGGTCGTGTATATCTTCCTCATTTTTTCGAGCAGGAATCTGCGCCGTTTCACGAAGCTTTGGACAAACTGCTGACGGGCAATTACACCGATGAAGATTTAGAAGAGTGGAAAATCGAATTTGGGATTGAAGCCTATCGCGGCGACCCCGTTTTGAATCTTCTTGCTATTTGCATTTTTCGCGGTGGTGGCAAATCCGTTATCGCTATTTTGTGTGATTGTTTGCGCCGCATTTGTCACGGTCTTGACCCATACATAATCATTGGCGGCGACACGCTTGACCAAGCCGCTTCACAGCTTGAAGACATCAAAGACGAACTTTCATCAAACGAAAAAATTAAAGCCGACTTCGGAAGCTTAAAACCGGACAAAGGAATGTGGCGACAAGCCGAACTTGTTCAGCGTGACGATGGCAGAATTGTATGGCGCGAAGGTCGAATCATTACAACAAACAGAATTCGTGTTGATGCAATCGGCAAAGGTGGAAAAATGCGTGGTCGCCGTTTCGGTGTGAAACGTCCGACTCATATTATCCTTGACGATTTAGATAACGACGAAAACGTCAATACAAAAGAACAACGTGATAAAGGCTGGAATTGGGTTATCAGTGCTGTTGAACCAGCTCGTGACCCGCAAGTCGGTCGTGTCGTTGTTATAGGAACAACAATTCATTTTGATTGTGTGATTGCTCGTGCGGTTCGGAAAACAGATGAAGACGGCAATCGGTTTTTCACTTCGATAAAATTTGCCGCGTTGAGACGGAATGCCGACGGCGAGTTTGAATCTGTCTGGCAAAGCCGATTCTCAACAGAAACGCTTTTGAAAAAACGTGCATTTCTTGGTGCAAGTAAATTCGGTGCGGAATACATGAACGACCCGCGCGACCCGGAAACTCAAATCTTTCAGCCGAACAAGTTCGTCTATTATCCAGAACTCGAATTATCAAACAGGCGTTTGATTCGTGTTCTTTATGTTGACCCATCGAAAGGCAAGAAAGGAAAAGGTCGTAAGAAGTCCGATTTTTCCGGTTTTGCCGACGGGCTTGTTGACCTGGCGAATCGAATCACCTTTATCAAAAATGCTTTTCGCAAACGCCTAAGTCCGAATGCCGCGAAAACAGAAGTCATTGAATGGTTTCTCGAAGCTCTGCGTGGTAGCTGGCATGTTGAATTATGGGTCGAAGAAAACGCATTCGGAGACATCTTAGGCGAGAACTTTCAAGATGAACTGCGACGGCGTGGCGTTGACATCAAGGTCAACACACTGCTTCACACGACGGAAAAAAATGCGCGGCTGGAACGACATTCAATCAGAGTTGAAACGGGCGGCGTTCGTTATCCGCAAAGATGGGAATCAGAAGATAAACGCCCCGATTGGTTTTCGGAATATGAAGATTTTCCCGCAGGCAGTTTCGACGACACCATAGATGCAATTGAATCACTCGACCATATCGCCACGAACTTGATTGTCGGGAATATGGAATTCAAATCAAGCGGAAAAAAACATGGAAGCGCAAGGTTGAAGGGCTATTGAAATGACTGACAGAAAACAGATGATAAACAACTTGTTCAAAGAAATCTTAGCGAGTGACAAACTCAATCTGGGCTATCTCGGTTGGGCATTGACGACGCAAACATTTCCAGACGACCCAACATGGATGTGGCAACAGTTGAAGAGCGTCCCTTGGATTGCAATGGCGATTTATGACGATATGGAAGAGAAAGACGGAATGGTGTCATCATGTCTTGAAACCAGAAAAGACGGCGTATTGAGCAAGCCGCGGGTTGTTCTTCCGGCATCGGATAAAAAGCAAGACAAAAAGGTTGCGGAATTTATCGAAGAAACTCTTCACGATTATTTTGACGGAAATCTTTTGCTTGAAAACAACCCGCGTATGGGTTTTGAATCTTTCATGTTTGAAGCATTGGACGCAGTCGCAAAAGGCGTTTGTATCGGAGAGAAGGTTTTTGCTGAAGGTCGTGACCGCATCTATTTCAAAGACATTAAATTCAAACCACAACATCTTTTTTCATTTGGTGACACTGCATTTGCTTCCTACTCAACCGCCTCGATGATGTATCCGCAAACGGGACCTTTACGTTTGCGCCAGGGAATGTTTCTCGAAGGCGTTCCCGAAAATGGCTTACTCCCCGAATCGAAGTTTTTCACGCTCAGCTATCGCTCACGTTATGGAAACCGTTGGGGTTCACCTTTGATGCGAAAAACCTTTTGGGCGAGTTGGATTAAACGCGCTGGCGTCAAGAATTGGCTTAAATATGCCGAGAAAGGTAGTGGCTCTGTTGTCACTCGTTATCCGGGTGGGGCATCGCCGTCGGAACAACAAACAGCACTCGAAGCCGCGCAAGCAATCAACGATGAACCCGCAGTTGCAATTCCTGAACGCTTCGCAATGGAAGTGATGGAGATGGTTCGTAACATCGGCTCGGCTCACAAAGAACTCGTTGATGATTTTTGCAACAATGAAATTGCCCGCGTGATTCTCGGTCAGACTCTTACATCCAGAGGAAGTGAAGGCGGCGGAAGCCGCGCACTCGGTGAAGTGCATCAAGAAGTCCGCGCTGAAAAAATAGAAGCGGATGCAAAAGCTTTAATAGGTGCTGTGAACATTCAGCTTATTTGGTCGTTGGTATTGTGGAATTTCGGACCCAACGTACGCCCACCAATGTGGACGATTCAATATGACCCCCAAGAAGACCAAACCGAATTGGCAAGCCGTCTCTACAAACTTTGGGAAATGAATACACCGATTCAGAAGAAGTTTGTCTTTGATTCGTTTCAACTACCGGAACCCAGTGACGACCCTGACGAGATTTTGACTCCGAAAACTTCACAACCAAAACAGTTTAACGAAGAAGAAACACAAACCGACCCTGCCGAATTCGCAGAAGGTAAAAAAAAAGTCTCGCAGAACAAGTCCGCGCAGAAGTCGAACTTGAAGACGGTGCGCTTTCGGAGGTTGCGCCCGTCTATGATTCAATTTTCCGACAAGTAATTTCAGAACTCGAATCACAATCAGAACTCAAACAACTTCCCGAAAAGCTTTTCAACGGTTTGGATGATGATTTTCAGAAGATTGAAAATGTTTTGGGCGATGCCATATTTGCAAGCTGGCTTTTAGGTTATGACTTCGCAACTGAAGAGAACGATTCAAAGATTGCAGACTTTGCCGAAGATGATTCTATTGCAGAAGAAGCAGGACCCTTACAGTTAAGATTCGATGTTCCGCCTGAAGAAGCGATTGATTACTTCAAACGAAAGCGAGTTATAAAAGCAAAAACTTTTTATGACATTCAGGACGAGGCACGAGCGGCGGCATTTACAGTATCAGGCATTTATAAAGAAGATGTTCTCGAATCATTTCGTCAAGAGATTGAAGACGCGCTTACAAAAGGAACTTCGCAACAAAAAATTATTAAGAATTTCAAAAACATTCTTTCCGGCGCAGGGCATAAAGAGTTAGGTGATTGGCATCTTGAAAATGTTTTCAGAACCAATATGCAGATGGCTTATGGCGTCGGTCGCCGTCGTCAAATGGAAGAGGTTTCCGATTTGCTTCCCTTCTGGCAATACAGCGCAGTCAACGATGATAGAACACGCCCTACGCATCGCGCACTCGATGGAATTGTTCTTCCGGCAAATCATGAATTTTGGAACACACATTATCCCCCTTGGGATTTTTCTTGCAGATGTAATGTGATTTCTTTGCCCGATTTGCCCGACGGTTACGACTCTGAATTCCCAAACCCCGATACACAAATCTCTTACGACAAAAAGGGCAATCCTGTTAAAGCACAATACAGACTCGGAACTTATGAACTGAGCGCAGGAAAGTTTGTTGGTGTTCCCAAACAGAACGCAGGACTGCAAGAGACAATAGAAAATGCCGCGAAAAAATCACGCAAAAAACGTGATGACGATGACGATGATGTTGTTGAAAAGCGTTTGGAGCGACGGGTGCGACGAGAAACAAAACGCCGTCAACCAAAAGAGCGCGAGAACTATGAAACGCCATCTACCATTATCGAGAAAGCAAAAGAGTTACAGAGACAAAATTCAAAAGTTGAAGTTGCTCATATTTTCGATAGACAAGGCAGATTGTTAGGCACTGCAATCGGAGACGCTGGTTCTGTTGAGATGTCGGAAGAATTAGCGGAAGCGGGACGCGGCGGAATTGACCTTCACTGGCATCCGCCTGAAGGAAGTCGTTCTTACGAATCATTCAGCGTGCGTGATATTTTCAATGCAATTGATTTCGATATACTTGAGACATTATTGGTCACGCGCAATTATTTTTTTTCAATGCGACAACCTAAAAACGGTTGGTCAGAAGATGTCGCTGAAAAGATTATTGATGCGTATAACAAACATCATGCTAGAATCCAACGCGAGATGCATGATAGAGTGCGCGACGGTGAACTTAGCTTAAATGATGCTAAAGACCTTGAACGACATTTAATCTGGCAAGCAGTAGCAAAAGAAGTAGGATTAAGATATAAACGCAAAAAGTTATGACATTGAGCGAAAAATACAAAGAGCAACTGCAAGATTTTGATATGCCGGGCATAAGTTCGGTTTGCAGTCTTTGTGTGCATTTGAATCTCAATGCTTTTCCTGCTCGTCGTTGTTCAGCCTTCCCCAAAGGCATACCCGACGAAATATGGCTAGGAAAGAATGACCACACGAAACCATATCCGGGTGACAACGGCATTCAATTTATCAAAATCGAAAAATAAAAAAGTCGCGTCAATCGCCCTGTGTGCATTTTCTGATGTTGCGTGATGTTGCGAGTAATCCCAAGCCCCGAAAAACAGTATTTGCGCCAATTTGCGCCAATTAAACATATTCTGTGAAAGGGTTATGGACGAAAAAAAGCCAATCGCTATTGTGGATGTAGATAACGAGTCAGGTTTTATTGAAGTGCGTTGTAAAACTTGCAGACGTTTTTTCCTTGAAGCTAGTATCGGAGCTTCAGGTGTGTTTCGACACAAATGCAAAGGGTGTAAACGCTATGCTGTATTCACTATGCCTATAAAGAATGCTCAAGCAAAAGCTGTTTACGTTTAGATTTTAGACAATAATCTCCCATGCGGAGTTAAGAATTAAAAGGCTCATTAGAAGCCCGTCGGACATTTCGTCCAGCGGGCTTCTTCTTTTTTATGATTGTTAAAAATCCGCCACCAATAACATTTTGGAAAGGTGAAGACAAAGAGTTCTTCATAACATACAAAATTGATGGCGCGGCTGTGCTTGTAACCCAAGCGGAATTTAGAATCAAACCGGAATCCGGCGATGAAATAATTTACAACTCAAACAGCAGTAGCGTTGTCACCATTAACTCAAGCACAAAAAAGATTCGAGTTTTTTTATCTAAAACAGATATTGAAGCCTTTGCATGGCGACGTGGAACATTTGCAGTGATGGTGACTGAGCAATCAGGTCGTGCATTGAGATTACTTTTCGGCGGCACAAAGGTCGTAAGCAGATACGAAAATCCATAATGACGACACAAGTAATTATTGAAGACAATGTTGCTGAAGTTGAAGTCATTGACGAATCGGTAGAAGTCAATATCAACACCGATGACGTGCGTGTCGTAGAAGTTGAAACGCCCGGTCTGCAAGGTCCTCCGGGTCCGCAAGGTCAGGCCGGAGCATTTTTTGAATTTGTTCAGTCTGTTGCCTCAACAACGTGGACGGTAAATCACAATTTAGGATTCCGCCCCGATGTTGAGATTCTGAATTCAGGTGGCAGGAAAATGTCTGCTGAAGTTCTGCATACTTCAATTAACCAAGTTATTTGTTATTTCAATGTAGCGACTACTGGTTGCGTGCGTTGTTCTTGAGAGGAAAAAGAAGATGGAAATTAACCATGACTTAGATATGTTGTCTGCATCGCGTGTGCTGAATCTACCTGCGCCTGTTGACCCTAACGAACCAGCCAGACTCGCTGACTTAAACAGTGCGGTCGAAGGATTAGCATGGAAAGATTCTGTCAGGGTCGCAACGCAAAGCAATATCAATTTATCTTCGCCGGGTTCGAGCATTGACGGAGTCAGCATGACTAGCGGAGACCGTGTTCTCGTTCGCAATCAATCAACACAGTCGGAAAACGGCATCTACATTTGGAACGGAGCGGCGGTGGCAATGACTCGTTCGTTAGATGCTTCAACGTCGGCAGAACTCGAACAAGCAGTTGTGACTGTTGAAGAAGGTACTGACGCGGCAACATCATGGCGACAAACTCAGGTGAATTTCACACTTGGTAGCGGCAATGTGGCTTGGACTCAGTTCGGAACTTCTGCACCTGATGCTACCGAAACGACAAAGGGTATTGCCGAGCTTGCTACGCAAACGGAGACAAACACAGGTACGGATGACACACGAATCGTTACGCCTCTGAAATTGGCAAACTATTCAAATCGTAAACTGAAATACACAACCACAATCGGAGATGGTTCTACAACGCAATTCGACATCACGCACAATCTCGGAACGAAAGATGTGCTTGTGAGTGTGAGAAAAGCATCTGGTAATGAAGACGAGGTTGGATGTGAAAAAAAGCGTACCGATAACAACACGGTGCGGCTTAATTTCACAGTAGCCCCTGCTTCAAACGCAATGAAAGTCGTAGTGCTTGGATAGAGTTTGATAGAAGGAGTGTAAACTATGTCAACAGAATTTTTTTCGCTACCCCACATTGCTCCGAGTCAACTTGTGGTTGAAGATGGTGTTGCAACACCTAACGGAGACAAAGCTTTAACTTTCTTTCTTGAACTTGATGATGATATTACGCTTCAGTCCATGATTAACGGCATTGAAGGTCAGATTTATACATTCATTATTCAACAAGACTTCACAGGCAATCATTCTTTGAGTTTCGGAGGTGATTGGAGTTTTACTCTGATTGGCGGGTCATCGGCAGGTGCAATCGCCCAAGAAGGCAAGACCATTATTCAAGCAATTCTAAAAGACACCTTCTTGATTGTCTTTAATAAAGTATTCATCCCGCCTTTTGTAATCGAATCCTTGAGTCCAGGTTTGAGAGAGGTTTCAAACTCACTCCAACAGCAAGAAATTATAAGCGTTGCTTTGAGCGATGAATTAACCGAACTGAGCGCAACGGAGGGCGTGGTGAAAATCCCTGTGCCGTTCAAGCTTCAATTTGTAAAAGCAAAGGCATTTTTATCTGAACCATCATCAAGCGGAGATGTGGTAATTGACATCAAACTCGACGGCACATCTATTTTTACAGGCTTCACAAAACTAACTTTAGCCTCAAGCGAAACCATTGATGAAAAATACACCGTTGCCGATGATTCTTGGAATGAAGACCAGACTCTCACTTTCGATATTGATTCAGATGGAACAGGCGCGAAAGGATTGAAGGTCTTTATTTATGGTTGGAGGGTGTCGTGATTGGAATAATTGACCCGTTCAAATTTGCTGTCTCGCCACCATCTGCGTTTCATCCGACAGATTTATCAGTTGTTAAACTGTTTTTAGAAACACCAATAGCAGGGTTGGTAGATAATGACCCTATCAGCTCATGGCTTGATGAAACAACAAACAATAATGACGGGGCGCAAGCAACATCAGCACGTCAACCAACTTATCAAACTGACGTTGCACCTATCGCTGATTTTGGGGCTGATGATTGTATAGTCGTTCCGCACAACTCTGTTTTTAACTCAAGTTCGCACTCGCTTTTCGGTTTTATTTTTCCTAACTATGACGGCTCATCAAATTACAGAGTTTTTCTAATGCACGATGACGCGGATGTTTGGATGAATGGTTGGGGCATCGTTGATTCTGACGCTGAGGACGGAAGCAATAATTTCACTTATTATGTCGGAGTGTACAATAATTCCTCTCATATTATTTCCGTTCAATTATCTATGATGACGCCCTACATTTTCGTTTGTACTTATGACGGTTCTACTCAAAAAGTTTGGCTCAATGGTGAACTAGCAGATTCTCTCTCAAACAGCGGAGGTGTTCCGTCAAACACAAATGACTTAACGATTGGCGATAACGATTATTGGTACCCATTTTTAACTAACGCTATTGGATTTGCGAATGCAGTTTTTTCTGATGCAGACAGGGAAAAGATAGAGGGGTACATCGCCCACAAGTTGGGAGCTGGTTCGTCCAATCCACTTTATAGTGAACATCCCTATAAAGATGTTGCGCCTTAGATTTGGATTAAATTAACAATAAATATAATCTGGGCTTGTGATGTTTCGCTTAAATCTCTTGCACGCAGAATAAAGTTGCGTTAAGTTTAGCGCGGATTCAAAAGCCCTTGTGCGGCTAACAAATTTTCGAGGCTCGTCAGAAGCCCGTTGGACACAAAAGTCCGACGGGCTTTTTCTATTTCATCATGGCAAAAGACGGATTCAACGGTCAGTGGGTTGAGATTTTCAAAGCGGGGCGTCAGACCGATAGTGAAAGTCGCGCACATAACATTGACCGAAATTATCTTCAACAGGTTGTCAACAACTATGACGAAGCGATACACGAATCGCCCGCTGTGTTGGGACACCCCGAAAAAGATTTACCAGCCGTCGGATGGGTGAAAGAACTTCGAGTGAATGGTGAAAGTCTTGAAGCGAAGTTTGGAGAAACCGACGACAACTTTGAGCAAATTGTCCGCGAGGGAAAATACAAAAAACGCTCGGCTTCATTTTACATAGACGCAAAGACAGCTCCGGGCGGTAAAGCACCTTATTTGCGTCACGTTGGCTTTTTAGGAGCGCAACCTCCATCAGTAAAGGGATTGCGCGATATTCAATTTGGCGAAGGTGAGTCGCTCACTTTCGAGATTCAATTCAATGAAGGAGAAATGATGGAAGAAAAGGATATGGATATGGATAAGGTTGCAGATTCCATTTTCGAGCGGCTCAAAAGCAAGTTCGGTTTTGGCACAAGCAATCCGAAAACAGAAGAAACGCCGTCGGCTAATTTCAGCGAGGCGCAGATTACAGCGATGGTCACGAAAGCTGTTGAAGACGCGAATCAAACAACAACGGCAAGCTTCACAGAGAAGCTGACTCAGTTGGAAAACGAAAACAAATCCTTGCGCGAAAGCGTGACGAATCTTTCCGGCTCAAGCAAACGTGCCGAAATTATTGCCTTTGCTGAACGGCTCGGTACTGCAAAGTTTCCTCCGGCATTCAAACGCATGGGTGTTGTTGAGTTCATGGAATCTTTAGCGGCGAATGACACGAAAGTTTCAGTCATCAGCTTTTCGGAAGAAAACGGCAAGACCGTTGAGAAAAAAGAAGAAAAATCACAGCTTGAATGGTTTCAAAATTTCCTTGAATCAATGCCGAACTTCATTGCTTTCGGTGAACACTTTGCAAACATCACATCCACTCCTGACGCAGACAACATTGTTGACCCGAATCGTTTGAAGACAATGCGTGCGGAAATGGGAATTAAAAACGGAGGTGAAAAATAATGCCAACGAAAACGATAGAAACGCATGGTCAAAAAGTCGCGCTTGAAGCATTGCGCCCAGACTTGGCAGTTCTGATTCCCTTTACAGTCAAAGATGGATTTAGCTGTCAGAAAGGTGATGTGCTTGGCTTGATTTCATCAAGCGGATATGCGCGTCGGCGCACATACACAACTGTTGACACATCAGCATTTGCTACGAACAGCACAACCGGAAAAGTTGCTGATGCAAGCATATTCAAAGATGGCGACGTGCTAAAGAATGCCGCCGGAACAACTATCGGCACAATTGCTGTCGGCGGCATCAATCTTACAACTCGCGTTATCACATTGACAGGTAATGCTGCTGTTGCCGTTGCTGACGGAGCAGCTGTAATTGGCTCAGACGGCTCACAAGTAGCGAAAGGAATTGCTGACGAAGGTGTTGACGGTAGTGATGACACGCCTGTCAGCGGATTCATTGCTGGTTTGTTGGTTGAATCATCTTTGCGTGGTTTGGATGCAACAGCAAAAACCGAACTCGGTGGCGTTTCCGTCGCCGGAGGAATTTTCAAATTCTAAGGAGGCGATATGGGACTTACATTAACTTATCCGACTAACAACGAACTGGACTTGGTGGTGCAAGAATACACCGCGCAGACAGAGGGGTTTATAGGCGCAGAGATTTTGCCTGAAGAAGACCATTACACTCAGAAAGTGCGATGGGATGAAATGGATGCTGACAGAGGCATGACAGCTCCGCACACGATGGGCGGTGACCCGAAGGTTGATAAACGTCCGGGTTCAAAAACGAGAGAGTATGAAGCAATACCTTTCAAAGAAACTGATATGTTGAAAGAGAATGAAATTCTCCGCGCCCGCGAACTAGGCACACAGAATGGCGTCATAAATCTTGACCGCGAAATTACGCGCATAGCTAAAGCTCGTATGGATAAAACCAAGATTCGTGTTGAGCATACAACTTGGCAATGTCTTCGCGGCACACTCTCAATCAATGAAAACGGGGTCATTCTCAACGAAACATTTCCTGTTCAACAGTACGACACGCTTGTTCCATTCAGTACGGTTGCAACAGCAACTCCGCTTAAAGATTTCAACGCAGTGAAGTTGCTATTCAGAGGGACTGGCGCATCTGCCAAAGGTGCTAAAGCATATCTCAACGAAACCACTTTTAATTGGCTTTTAGAAAATCAAAACGCGAATGATTTGAAAGGCTTTCAAAATCAAAACTTCGTTCATTTGCCATACAGCCTTGAAGAGATAAACAAGATTCTCGTTGCACGAGCATTGCCGACTCTTGTTTCTTACGATGAAGGCTACATTGATGAAGACGGTAACAATCAAACTTTTATTCAAGATGGTGAAATCATTGTTGTTGGTGTACGTCCGAAAGGGCAAAAGGTGGGTGCATGGGCAAAAACTCCATCTTTGCACCGAGAATTAAACGGGAATGCGGCTCCTGGCTACTTCTCATTTCTCGAAGTTAATGGACAACCAAATCAGGGTGCGACGAGCGTTAATATGACCGCGCTTGGTATGGGCAAAAATCCGAAGATTGAGCATACAGGTGGTGTATATGGAGGTCCATTGCTTCGCTTCGCACGCTCGGTTGTCAGAATGTACGTTGGTGCTTAGGAGGTTAATTTGATGGCTAACGATGAGAATGATGGTGTGGCAACATCTACAGCAAAACAACCGCCACAATCGCCCGAAAAACAACCACCGCAACCGCCTAAAGAACAACCAAAGCGAGTTGAGGTGCTTGTAGAAAATCTTGGATACAAGCTTTTGAAAAAGGGAACTGTCACAAGCGACCCTGAAATCGTTGCTTTGCTGAAGACTGCCCGAGGTCGAAAGCTGGTTCGTGAGGTGAAATAAGCAGTTGAGCAAAAGTAATGAAATATTTTCGGTTTAGTTTTGAGTTTCGTCTAAAGGGCAACCGCCAGCGAAGCGCGGCGGTCTGCGCCGCCTAAAGGCGGGACTCAAAACTTTCA